GGTAGTAGAGTTGTTTCTGTTGAGCATATTCAGTTTATGCGTTCTAGAAACATTGAGTTTGTATGTCAGAAACTAAAACCAAGAACTAAGTTCTATGCCTTCTTTGATGGTATTGCACTTCCCAAGAAATTAGTTACACCTAAAATCATGGGATTGGTAAAAGATCCATCTACTGATGCGAAGACAAATAGTATTCCATTCCAGATTGGGGAGACAGTTCATGTTACTAAAGGAAATGGTAAGTTTAGATTTAAAGGAAGAGTTGCAGCTCCAAACGAAGGATTCCAAATTAACCCATTAGACGGTTCAGATATTACATCTATTAGTGATTACAAGTCTAACTTGGCATTCATTAATATTGATACTAAGTCTCTTGCTGATCAGGCAAAAGGAACATATTATGGTTCACCTAAGATCAATGACTATATTGTTGGTGAAACATCTGGTGCTATTGCTAAGGTTAATAATAAAGACTTAGTTACTGACAAGAAAGGTAAATTAAGAGGATCATTCTTTATTGATGCCCCAAATGTTAAAGGTAATCAGAAATTTAAGACTGGTACTAAACTATTCAGATTGAGCGACACTGCTGATAATAGTAAGGTAGTTGGTGTATCAGATTCTAACGGTGAAGCAGAATTTACATCTTCAGGTTTATTACAAACAACTCAGGAGACAATTATCTCAGTTAGAAATGCTAAGGTGACATCTGAGGATATGAAGGATGCTAGAACTTTGACTAGTTCTAGTGTATCGAAGGAAACAGAGACTAGATGGTGTGACCCACTAGCACAAACATTCCTAGTTGAGGACTCAGTTCTTGAAGGTGGTGTGTACTTAACTAAGGTTGATTTATTCTTCTTCACTAAAGACGCTGAAATACCTGTTGCTTTGGATATTAGAACTGTAGAAAATGGAACTCCAACACAGGATATTCTACCTTTATCTAAAGTAGTTAAAGATCCTGATGATGTATTCACATCTACAGATGCTTCTAAACCTACTACGTTTACATTTAAAGCACCTGTATTCCTTCCATTTAGAAAGGAACATGCACTTGTTCTTACATCTGATTCTAACCAGTATAAGGTATTCATATCATTACTTGGTAGAGATGCTATTGATGCTGCACATGCAGGAGAGAAAATATCCGAACAACCATACATCGGTGTCTTATTTAAGTCTCAAAACGCTTCTACTTGGACTCCTACCCAATATGAGGATCTTATGTTTAAGATCTATAGAGCAGAGTTTACAATTCCATCTACATTAGCAAATAGTACACTTGTACTAGAAAATGCACAATTAGGTGAAGCAAATGGTGGATATTTGAATCTAAGGTCTAATGCAATCCAGACAACATCTACCGCTTTACCTAATCAAGCTACTGATGAGATCAGAATATTCCATAGTAATCATGGTATGCAGTCTAATCTCAACTATATTGAACTTAGTGGAGCAGTCTCTGAAGTAGCAGATACTGCTATTAATATGGTAAATGGATTATCTGCAACTGATCTTTCATTAACTGTTGATGATGCATCTCAATTCCATGGTAATACAGCAAGTCCAAACATAGGTGGTTCTCCTATTAGTAGTACTAATCTTGGTTTCCTTAAGATACTTGGAGCTGCTGAAGATGGTAGTCAAGATGAGATTATTGCATATGAAAGTGTCTCAGGTAATACCATTACTATAAATGCTGCTGGTAGAAATTATTCAGGAACTTCGGGTTCAGGTACTGGATTAACACATGCTAATGATGCAGTTGTACAATGCTATAACCTTGCAGGTATTCCATTGACCTTAATCAATACAACTCATAATAGTGCTACAGGTGGATTGATTTCTATTAATAGTCCACACTCTTACAACTTGAAGATTACTGGTAAGAATGCAGGTAAGAGTATTAACTGTGGTGGACCTAATATGGTTGTATCGCAAAACGTTCCTTGGGATGTTCTTACACCACAGATACAGAGTCAGGTAGAACCAATGACAAGTATCATTGCTAGAGTCAAAGGTACTAGCGGAACCTCATGTGGTCCTTTCCCTGCTGGCGAGACTGCAGAGACATCATTTACTAAGGATGCTGCATGGCAAGACATTACTATTGCTGAGGAGAATTACTTCCCAGATACTAAGATTATTGCTAATCAGTTAAATGAGATCAATAGAATGAACAGTGCTAAGTCATTTACTATGGAAATAACTCTTGGTACTGAGGTATCGCATTTATCTCCTGTAATTGATTTAACTCAGTGTGCTGTTATCACTACAGCAAACCAGTACAATAACATCACTCCAACCTCAGGTATCGGTGGTGAGTGTGCTGCTAACTATATTACTAAGGTAGCAAGACTAGAGAAGAGTGCTAGTGGTATTAAGGTCATGCTTGCTGCCAATACATTCAATCAGTCTAAGATTGTTGTGATGTATAAGTTAGTGCCTGTTGGTTATGCAGGTAATCTTGACGACCTACCATTCCAGTTCTTTAATACTGATGGAAAACCAGATAGCGGTGAGTTAGTTCCTCAAAATGATTTAACCACATTTACTGATTATGAATTTAGTGTAGAGGATACTGATGACTTTGATGCATTCCAGATTAAGATCAGTCTTCTAAGTTGGAGACAACCATACATACCTAGAGTAAAAGACTTTAGAGCAATAGCGTTAGCATAATGGAAAAAGATGTAATTGAACTGATTCCTGTCGAGGGACATACTCAACTTGGCAGGGATCCAAATTCTAATGCAATTTTGAATACTGACGTAACTGCATATGAGGCTTACAGAAAAGCTCGAAAAGAAGCAAAGAGGAAAGAAGCGGAAATGGCAACTTTAAAAGATGAAGTAGCGGAACTTAAAGCACTTGTTAATACTTTGGTTCAGAAAGAGGATAAATAGGTTTAAGCTAAATAATATAGTTGTAGAGAATGGCTAGTGCTGTATCCAATTTACTGATATATCAAGGTTCTGATTTCATCATCGACTTCACTATTGAAAACGATAATGGGACAGTATTTAACTTAACTGGATATACAGTAGCATGTAAAATCAAAAAGCATTATACAAGTAGTACGTCCACTACTGTAACTGCTGCAATTCTATCACCTGCAACTAGTGGGCAGATTCAATTATCTCTCACAAATGGACAAACGACTGCAATGAAGTCAGGTCGTTATGTATATGATGTCGTAATTACTTCGACCTCTGGTATTAAATCAAGAGTACTAGAAGGTTCTGTCAGCGTACTTGAGGGGGTAACTGTCTAATGGCAAGACTAAGATTTGGAGACCAAGCGGTTCCAAGAGTAACAAGAGTCGCCACTGGTGGTGGTGGCGGTACTATCGGAGGAATGTCCGATGTAGACCTTACGGATACTTCGCAAGGTGGTATTGCCGATGGAGCATTACTCATATATGACGCTTCTAACACAAAATTTGTGCCAACAAATGTATTGAATAACGTAACTATCAACGGGGGTAGCTTCTAATGGCATCAAATATACTCATTAAAAGGAGTACTGGGGCAACAGCACCAGGAACCATTACTTACGGTGAATTAGCCGTAACTATTGGTGGTAACGGTACACAAGCAAACGCGGATGACCGCCTGTTTGTTGGTGATAATAACGGTGCTGCCCAAATAGTAGGTGGTAAGTATTTCACTGACATGCTCGATCATGTCGCAGGTACTCTTACTGGTAGTTCTGCAGTCATTGTAGATAGCAACTCAAAGGTAGATAACTGGAATGTAGATGATATAAACTTAAATGCTAACACCATAACAACTGGTACTGCAGACACTGACCTAGTGATTGCTGCTAATGGTACTGGTAAGGTCGTTATACAAGACGGTCAAGAACTAGAATTTGGTACTACTGGAGATGTAGAATTTGTCTTCAATGATTCTGACAGTGTTCTAGACATCAAACGTGCTGCAGGTACCCCCGACTTGCGTATCGCTGATGATATGAAGATCGCTTTCGGTACTAACAAAGATGGTTCTATTCGTTATGATGAGACAACTCTAGACAAAGTTAGAGTTGAAGGTGCTGATTGGGAGTATGACAACGGAGTAGCAATCAAAATAGCAGACACAACTGCTTCTACTAACTCAACATCTGGTGCATTCCAAGTTGTTGGTGGTGTAGGTATTGGAGGAAAGGCATCTGTTGGTGAACTTCTTGTGGAAGGAGATTCTCAAATTGGTGATGCAAATACAGATAACTTAACTGTTAACTCCACAACTATTTTCCAGAATGGTGTTACCTTTAATGGTCAAACAAACATCTCTGGTAATACAGCTCAGACTGGTCAAATTGAGATTGATAACCTCAAGTTAGATGGTAATACACTATCTACTATCAACTCTATTCAAGAATTGATACTTGACCCTGATCCTGCAGGTGGAGATGCATCAGGTTTGGTTATTATTAAAGGTGACCTACAGATTGATGGTACGACAACAACAGTTAACTCGGCAAATATGTCAGTTAATGATCCTACCATTGAACTTGCTGATCCTACCGTCGTCTTAACTGTCAACACTAATGCTACTTCTGGTGCAACTGATTTAGTTGTTGATAAAATAGACGGTTTGAGTGTTGGTGACGCAGTATCTGGAACTGGTATTGCAGGTGCGACAACTATCGCTACAATCACTACTGGTACAAAAACCTTAGCATTGAACAATGCAATCACACAAAACATTGATGCTGGTGCAACAATAACTGTTGTACGTGGTGCAAATGATGCCCTAGATAGAGGTGTGAAAGTACACTATCATACAGGTAGTGCTGCTCAATTTGGTTTCTTTGGTTATGACCGCACAGGTGGTGCTGACGGAGCTGGTGCTTGGACATTCATTGAGAATGCTACAGACACTGGTACAGTCTTTGGTGTAACGGGTGATCGTGGTACAGTTGTACTTGGTGACCTAGAACTAGATACTGACCTTGCTGTACAATATGGTGGTACAGGTGTTTCATCCTTTACCCAGTATGGTATTCCTTATGGTGATGGCAGTTCTCCAATGCAAGTTACTGCTGCTGCTAACATAGCATCTCCTGGTACAGGTGCAGATGCTACAACATCTTATCAAATACTTACCGTCACTTCAGCTGGAATTCCAGTCTGGACAAACACAATCGACGGGGGTACGTTTTAGAATCATTATGACTTATGACTGGAATGAATGTACAAATTGTTATTGCAACATTACAGAAAAAAATTTCTGATTTGACGCTGACAAATGTAATGCTGGAAGCAAAAATATCCGATTTACAAAGTCAGTTAAATAGTATAACAGAACAACAAACTGAGAATGCTTTAAATGGCAGCCGAACCGACGAGAATCAAACTAAAGAGATCGACGACAGCGACAGTAGTACCGACGACTTCTAATATCACCGATGGTGAAGTCGCTCTTAATATTGCTGATAGAAAACTTTATGTAAACAATGCTGGCACGATTGTTGAGATTGCTAACCAGAAACCCAATACGGGTGAGGTTACAACCTCAATGCTTGCTACGGACATTACTAATGGTCCTGGCAATATTTGGTATGTCGCAAAAAATGGTGCCGATACTACTACGTTAGGAAATGGTGGTGCTGGTGGTAAACATCAAGATACTGCGTTTCTAACTGTTGCTAAAGCATTGACTGTTGCTCAGGCTGGAGATCAAATTGTTATATCACCTGGTGTTTATCAGGAAACTGCTCCTTTAACAGTGCCAGATAATGTCAGTATTAAAGGATCTGATCAAAGAACAACAATAATAGAGAATACAGCAGCTTCAGAAGACGAACATCTGTTGGTGCTAGAAGGTGATACTAGGGTCTCTGACTTACAATTAAGAGGGTGGAAGTCACCAAAATACGGAATTACGGTAGCAAGCAATACAAATAATACACAAGTTCCTGTTGTTGAGAGATGTACTTTCTTCCCAAAAGGAAGTCCTACCAGTGCATCTGATCCTTATGGATACGACGCTACTGGAACTAACAAGGCAGGTGGTGGTGCATACTTAGATGGTGCACTTTGGAGTTCTTCTACAGGCACACTTGGATTTGTCTTTAATGAATGTACATTTATTACACCTAATAATATAGGTATTACTGCTACTAATGGAATGAGAGTGGAAATGGCTGATTGCTATTTCTATTTCAATAGTAACAGCATCAAAACTCTTGAAGGGGCGACTGGTGTATATGGTACTGGTAAAGCACGTTTAAAATTAAATGGTGTCTCTGGTACTTTCGCATCTTCTGAAATAATATATCAACTAGAAGATACCTTTAAATCTGGTACATATTCTAGAACAGGAAACACTGTTACAGTCACGAATACCAACCACGGACTGACAACTGCTGATGTCATATATGCAGACGCTATCACTGGTAGTGCTTCCGATAACTATTATGCAGTTACTGTTGTAGATGCTAACAGTTTTACATTCGCTGATGCAGCATCGGGATCAACTACAGGTAACGTAACTTATAAGAAAGCAGAAGCATATGGTACCGTTGATTCTAATGATGGTACATACATTTTCCTTAATGGTAAAGGAACAGGATTATTTTCTACAGGTGTTGCAACTCCTGTAGCAGCAGTTACTAACGGTGACGCACAATTAGATACTGCTCAAAAGAAATTTGGATCAGCATCACTATTACTTGATGGTACTGGCGACTATCTTAATGTACCAACAGATGCAGATCTTGGTCTAGGTACTACTAACTTCTGTATAGAAGCATTCATACGTCCTTCTAGTGTATCTGGAACCCAAACTATTATAGATCTAAGAAGTGGATCTACCACAGATACAGCACCCGTTCTTTACTTAGATGGTACTACCTTACATTATAAAGTAGGAAATACATCGCAAGCAAATGGTGGTACTTTATCAACTGGTACATGGTATCACGTTGCAGTAGCAAGGTTTGGTGGTAGCACAAAATTATTCCTTGATGGAACTCAGGTAGGTTCTACTTATACAGATGCTAATGACTATGGTTCTACAAAACCGTTAATTATTGGTGGAGATTATAACTCTGGTGCAAATGGATTTGCAGGTCATATTGATGAAATAAGAATTAGTAAAGGTTCAGGTCGTTTTACTGGTAACTTTACACCAACAACAGGTGAGTATTCATCTGATCTTAACACTGTAGTATTGTATCATTTCAATGGCGACGATGCTACTACAGCTACAACTAATAGTGGTAAAGGAATTAAAGATATTCGTTCTAATGGTGGAGACTCAGCAAGTTCTGTTGCCACTGCTGACTATTCACAGTTTGGTGCTGAGGTACATGCATCAGGATGTTCAAGTGTATATGGTGTAAAGGGTGTTACTTCTGATGGTAGAGGTACTATAGTAAATCTAACTGGACATAGTTTCCAGTATGTTGGATCTGGTAAAGACTCTACTAATGATCCTGATCTAGCAGTACAAGCAAATGAAGTAGAAGAACTTAATGATGGTAAAGTTTACTACGAATCAGTTGACCAAGAAGGTGATTATAGAATAGGTTCTGCTCTTACTGTTAACCAAAGAACTGGAACAGTTAATTTCACTTCACAGTCTACAACATCAACTGCTGCAAGCATCACTCTATCAGATGCTACTGGTACTACTAACATCTATCCTGCATATGTTCAGACAGGTAATTTAAGACTTTCTGGTAATACTTTAAGTTCTACTTCTGGTGCTATCATTGTTGACCCTGCATCCAATGAAGATATTACATTAAATGCAGAGATTATCTCTCCAGAAAAACTTTACTTTGACGCTAACAAATATACAAGTATTGATAGTACTGTTGATGGTAGTTTATCATTTAGAGTTGAAGGTAATGAGCAAGCTGGTTTCTCTAGCTACGGTCTTTTCACAAATAAAAACCTTACAGTATTCAGTTTAGGAATTGCCACTGTAAATATTGTTTCTGAAGGAAGTGAATATGCAGGTTTTGAACAGCAATTTACTGCAGTTAGTAACCCAAATAATGTTGCTACAGCAACTGCAACACTTGTATCTGGAGGTACTATAAACAGTATTACATTAACTAATCCTGGTTCTGGATATACTGCCCCTCCTGATGTAGTAATTGCAGCACCTGGTGGAGGTGGAACTGAAGCAACTGCAACTGCGACACTAAAAACTAATTCAGGTAAAGTTGTAGGATTGACAGTCAGTGGGACTGGTACTGGATATGTTAGTCCAACACTTACAATTGCTGCACCTAACGACAATTCATTTGACATTATAAGTGCTGTCAACTCAGCAACTGATGCTATTACTTTAGCAGCTCATCCATTTGTTGTAGGTGATGAAGTAGTATATGGTAATGGTGGTGGATCAATCAATATTGGTTTAACAAGTGGAACTACTTATTTTGTTGTTGCTTCTACTACGGACACAATTAAATTAGGTGCAACATCAGGTGGAGCAGTAATCAACCTAACTGCAGGTGGTTCTTCTGAAGTTCACACCATTACAGGTAAGACAGCAACTGCTACTGTCACACAGTCTGGTGGAGAATTACAAACACCAACAATTACAGATGCAGGTAATGGATATAGTGCAACGCCAATCGTAACTATCACTGATAGTGGTGGATCTGCTGGAGATATTCAAGCAAATCTTGGATATAGACTTGAGGCATTTGCAATAGGTGCAATTGGTAGTGGATTTACTAGCACTCCTGCAGTAACAGTTAACAACTCTACAGGTGACTCAACAGGAACTGGTGCTGTAGGTACTGCAGTTCTGGGATATGCGATTGATTCAGTTACTGTCACAAATCCAGGTAGAGGATATTCTATCTTACCTACAATTAAAATTGATGGTGGTAATCCAACAACAGATGCACAACTTACCCCAACATTCAATAAAAAATCTGGTACTATAACTGGTATCACTGTCACAGGTGGAGGTGAAGGATATACTACTACACCAACACTTACTCTACTAGGTGGTGCAGGTTCAGATGCAAAATTAGATTTAAAAGTTTTACCTTTAACAGGTACTATTACCAATGGTGGATCTGGTTATGTACCTGGTACATACACAGGAATTTCTTTACTTGGTGGTGGTGTAATTACTCAGGCAACTGCAACTCTTACCGTTATTGGTCTTACAGGTACACTAACTGCTGGTTCTGGATACACAGAATCAAATTATAATAATATAAAAGTTAGAAATAATCCAACAAGCACTTTTGCAGTAACTAACGCTGATAGAGCATATATCCCATTCAGATATTCTGATAGTGATGATCAAGCATATGAAGTTTCTACTACTGGTGGATCTAATACTGACTACACATTTACAAGAACATCTTCTGTAGGAACAGCATCTGGAGATGATATTTCTTTTGCTGTTGAGAAGGGAGATAAACTTACATTAACCATGACTGCTACTGCAAGCAGTCATCCATTATGGATTCAAAAGGTATCTGGTGCATATCAAGCTTCCGAAGTACTTGGAACAACTGATGGTGTAACAAATAATGGTGCTACAACTGGAGATATTATTTGGGATCTTACAAATACTGAACCTGGTACCTATTACTATGTCTGTGCAAACCACGCAGCGATGGGTGGAACTATTGTAGTTTCTGCATATAGTGGAGCAACCTTCAGTGTTGGACAAACAGTTACTGGTGGAACAAGTGGTGCTAGTGGTACTATCAGTTTCCTTGGAGAAAATTTCTTACGTATCGCAACTGTCACTAGCGGTCCTTTCCAGATCAATGAAACTCTTACTACGTCAGCAACAACTGCTACATCCACTGCAGCAGAATCAACTGAATCTGTCTTCTTTATTGGTGGAACTGAATCACCTGCAACAGCAGTATTAAGTTACAACTCATATAACTTTGATTTATCCGATTCTAGTATGGATGGTAAATCATTCTCTATTACATCATCTAATCCCTCAGCACTTGAATTTGAACAGGTTGGGGTACCAGGTCAAGCTAATGCAGTGGGATATCTAGTAGTTAAATCTACATGGACATCTGCAGATACTATTCAATATGGTTCTGTACCTCAAAGTGGTAATAACTTTACAGTATCTACTGGTGTTGGAAGTCAAGGAGTATTTGGATATGGTGCTACAGCAACTGTTGTTGTTGGAGCTGCAGGAACAGCAACTAGTTGGACATTTACTAATCAAGGTACAGGATATAAAGCAACTGACGTAGTAACAGCAGATATCTCCGAGTTGGGTAATGCTGGTTCTGGTGTTTCATTTACAATAAACGCAGACGATCGTTCAGTTTCAAGTGTAACTAATATCTCTACAACAGGAGGACCTTATTCAGTAGGTGATGTTCTAACTGCGGATCCTTCCTTTGATACTGCAGGAAATGGATCTGGTTTCCAATATACAGTAACTAAAGCAGGTTATCTTGATAGCGTTGTTGTAGCTGAAGCAGGTTTTGGTTTCTTTGCTAATGATACTTTATTATTAATAGACACACCACCATTAAAACTAGAAACTACTGGTACAGCAATTGCAATTCAAGTTGCTACTGTTTCTGATATTACTCCAATTGAACTTGGGTATGATGGTTCTGCTACATCTCAGTTATGGGCTATTGATAAAGATGGTAATACAACATTCAAAAATATAAACGGTTCTGGTTCGATTAGCGTCACAGGTGGTATCACCTCAGGTGGAACTATTAGTACTACTGGAGCATTATCTTCTGCAACTCTTAATGTTCAGACTTCTGCATCAATTACTGATTTAACTACCAGTGGAAACAGTATTATTTCTTCTGCAACAATTTCTCTAGCAGATGGAACTGCAACTGCACCATCATTTAAACTTGCATCTAATACTCAAACTGGATACTTCAGAGCTGGTGCTAATTCAATTGGATTAACTGTATCAGGTGTACAAAAAGGATATGTCGGACCTACTGCTACATTACAAACATTAGATTTCCAAGTAGATAGTGATGTTGCTACTCTAAATCCTTTCTTAAAAGTAGATGCTACTAATGAATCAGTAACAATTGGTGCTCCAGAAACGCAGATAAAAATTAATAATGATGGATTAATTGAAACTGTTGGTACAGATCTTAATGTTGATCTTAAAGTTTCACCAAAAGGGCAAGGTAACTTTACTATTATTGGTGGAACAGATCAAGACTTTAATATCTTAGATGCTGCTGGTGGAACTGAGGTATTTAAAATTGATACCGCTACTGGTGACGCTACATTCTCAGGTAATCTTGATGCAGGTCTTTTACGTGTAAGAGATAATGTTATTGCTAATAATAGTACTCTAGGAGTTAAATCCTTTGGTGAAATACTTGCAGTATCAGTTACAGGAGTTGGATCTGGATATACAGACGGAACATACACAGCAACAGCAACTACTTCATCTGGAGATGGTACTGGGTGTACTGTAACAGTCACAGTAGCGTCTGGGGATTTCTCTGCTGTAACTATTGTTGCGAAAGGTCAGAATTATAGAATTGGCGAAACACTTACAATTACTGCAGCTGGTGGTGGAACTGGAAGAACTATTACTGTTACTGATATAGATGGTACAGGTGTAGTATTAAAACCAGGTGCAGGTAAAGATATTCTTTGTGACACAACTGGATCATTCGTAGTTCCTGCAGGTACTACAAACCAACGTCCAGTTGCTGATAACCGCAGAGCAGGTGCTATCAGATATAACACAACTCAATTACAGTTTGAGGGTTATAACGGAAGTGATTTTGTTTCTCTTGGTGGTGTTAGAGACGTTGACCAAGATACTTATGTGTTGACCGAATCAGCACCAGGTGCAGACGAAGATACATTTGAGTTCTTTAACCAAGGTGTTAACTCCATATCACTCAGTCAAACTAAGTTTACACTTAGAACTGCTAAGACATTTGACGTTGCAGGAACTGCAACATTTAATGGTACTGCAGCAGGTGATCCACTTGCAGTTACTTTCTCTGGAGCAAGTATCTTACAGGTTAGATCCAAAAAAGATATTGAAATTTCTAGTGGTTTTAGACTTAGAGGAGTTCCAGTTCAAGGTGCTGTTGATACAATCGGAACCATAACTTCTGTACCAGGTAATTATGGAACATCACAAACATACAGTGCTGTATCATCTACTGGTCAATTTGAGGGTGTTGGTGCTACATTTACAGTAACTAGTGATGGTAGTGGAAATATTGCTTCAGTAGTCAAAGTTGCAGGTGGTTCTAATTATGAAGAACAGGAAGTTATTACAATAGCTGGTAACTTAATTGGAGGATCAACACCTACACATGATATATCATTCCCAGTTACTGCAATCACTAACACAGTTACTGCCAGATCAAGACTTGATGTTTTACAACAAGATTTTGTTACTCAATTAGATAGTAAAGAATTTATATCTTTAGATGCTAATGCTGCTGAGGCTGCATGGAAAATCAATAGAGGTTGGAACGGTGGTACAACATCGTATCTAACAGTCTTTGATTCTACTGCTGACTTTGTAGAACTTGATGATTGTCGTGTTGAAGGTGGTGAATTAACATCATTCGCATCAAATGCAACTATCATTCAGTTTGATAAAACAGCATACAAGGGTGCAAAAACTCTTGTTACTATTGAAAGTAACGATGGTAAAGTACATATGCTTGAAGTGACTAGCATATGCTCTGCAGCTGGAACTACAGCACACAACACAGTGACTAATTCAATCACCTCAGATAATGATTTGATGGACGCTACAGTTGCTGTAGTTGGTAACAATGTTAACATCAGTTTGAACAAATCATCTGAAGCAACATCGTCATCAACCTTTACTGGTAGATTCACAACTACTAAAGTCAAGGTATAAATAAACCTGAGGTAATATAACGTCATGCCAACCAAAAATTTCTCATCAGTCGGTGGATACGCTGTAGGTTCTAAAGAAGTTCTTAACACAAGTTACGAGCTTAAGAACATATCATCTATGCATATGACTAGTGATAATTTCACTGATGCGAACCATGACATCTATATTCTTAAAAGACAGACCGACGCTGCTAATAATACATTGCAGTTAACATTAGATGGTACTACTGCCTTGGCAACTAACACACCTGCACTTGCTGCAGATAGAGTTGCTTTTGTAAAGGCAAGAGTATTTGGTCAAGAAACAACAACTAATACTTATGTGTATGCTACTACATTTGATATAGTTGTTACCGTATCAGCAACAGGGGTTCCCACTGTAGCTGCTGCATATGAAAATATTATTGCTGCGAATCCACCAGGACAAGAAGATTGGAGTGTTACTCCAGACGCTATTCAAATTGGAGGATCCCCATATTTCACTTTTGAAGTTAAATCAGTAACATCCAGTTCCACAGTTAAGTGGGTTGGATTAGTAGATATCACACTCGTATCGTAAGGATTGGTAAATGAGTCTTAAGTTTAATTCCCAACAACAGAGAATTGAGGCTTCTGGTGTAAAACCCACAGGTGCTTGGATAAACGCAACGTATAGTCGAACAGCTGCAGGAGTTGTCAATATAGTTTCTGTTGCCCATGGTTTTATAGGCAATGAAAAACTTTATATTGACTTTTTAACTGGAGGTGAGACTGATGGAATTTACACGGTTGCGAAGGTAGATGATGATACTTTAAGTTTTAGTAGTTCAAATTTAGGTGTAATTACTGCAGGTAATACTCTTGCATATAGAAAGGTACGTTCTTTACAACTTCAAGGTGATGAATCTATTGAATTAGCTGTAGGTACAGGTGCTAATGAAAAAGATGCCTTAGTTTTAAATCAGAATCAGGCAAATAATATTCGTGTTGGTGTTAATACTAACGATCCTCAGTATGAACTCGATGTAGAAGGTCAGATTAGAACAACTCGTTCTATCATTTCTGATACTGCACAGGTTACAAACCTTGATATTGATACTATTATCAACCCTGCACTTGCTCTTCGTGCTCCTAATTTAATAAACTTTGAAGATACAGACGTTACAAGTCCTACTTTTGGTACTACATTCTATCCAACTGCTGACACTCCTCCTCTAACTGATCAGTCAAGAAGAATTGCTACCACTGATTTTGTATATCAAGTTGCTACTAATGACACTGGTGGTCGTGTTTACGTATCACAAACTATTGGTAATGATGCTAACGATGGTCGTTCAGCTGCAAGACCAGTTAAAACTATTAAAAAAGCAGCACAAATTGCTTACACTTTACAGAAAGCAGTCCCAGATCCTAGTGATGAATACGTTTCACTGATCGTATCTGGTGGTGAGTATCTAGAAGACAACCCAATTTCACTTCCTAGAAACTGTTCACTAATTGGTGACAACTTACGTCGTGTAATTGTTAGACCACAAAATCGTGATCGTCACATGATCAAAGCGTCTAACGAGACGTATGTGTTTGGTGTTGTATTCAGAGATGCACTACAAAACCCATCAGACCCACAGAGTTCAGTAATTCATACTTGGAAGTATGCGTTTGTGTTTGATGACAAACAAAGACTTTACTACGAACCAGAATTGGGACAAATCCCATCTATACCTGGTGATAAATTCCGTGGTGATAACTTATTTAAAATTACCTTTACTAACCACACAGGTAACAATACAACTCTACAAACTGGTTACTTTGTACAAGGTGGATCTTCAGGTACACTTGGTACAATTCAAACTATTAATTTCACAGGTCCTCAAGCATCACCATACTCAACTGGTAGTGTTGAAATACTTATTACCTCAGGTGTTAATGATGTATTCCAAGACGCTGAAAAAGTATTCTATGATGCTGTAGCAGCAAATATTATTACTGACATTAATAATGCAGGTGTGTCTGATAGATTTGACGTATCAGATGCTGAATCATTAAGACCAGAATTAGAGACAATCTCTAACCAGATTTATCAGCATACTATTAATGCTGAGAGAGAAACAGTTGCTTTCCCTGCTGATTCCACTAAGGTCAATTTGACTACAGATAGTATTACAATTACTGCACATACACTTAAAACAGGGGACCAGGTCTACTATCAGAAAGATGAAAACACTGTTGCTCTAGGCGGTTTAATCGACAGTACAGCGTACTATGTGAGGAAGGTTGATGCTAATACTATTCAACTTTTTGATACTTGGCCAAACGCTACTTCAACTACTTCAACAACAGGTAGAAAAGATATAACAACAGTATCTACAGATACTAAACTTCATAAGTTTAGCACTGGTAAAATTATGCCAGAGAGTAACAATATCTTTATTGATACTCATGGATTTAAAACTGGGGATGGTGTAATATATCGTTCAAGTAAGATGGGTGGAATCAGTGGACTTACTGATGGAACTACTTACTACGTTTATGTTGAAAATGCTAACTGGATAAGACTTGCAGCATCTGCTGCTAACGCTGTTCAGAAAGCTGCTGATGGTGTTACTGATGATCCTGTAACTCTAACATTTACCACATCTGGTAGTGGATATCATAGATTTGATCTTGCAACTAAGTTGTTCTCTGTAACAACTATAGACACCTCACTAGCAACTCAAGCTACCTATAGTGGTCCTATTATTAATACCACTGCAACTGGGTTCCATGACTATGAAGTTGGTCAAGAAATTATCCTCTATGGTTTCCAAAGTTCTGCAATTAATTTTGGTTCTTCTACTAATACTTCTTGGTCTTTATCATCTGGTGAAGTTACTGTTACTATAAGCACTGCAGACAATGGTTTAACTACTGCATTATTTGGTAACTGGATAACTCTTGGGGAATGTGGTCTTAAATTTAACTTTAGTGGAACTGGATCAGAAGCATTAAGTAAGACATATCATATTGCTAATTTCTCTTTAGGATCTGGAACTCCAACACTACCAACCAATACTGCCTTAGGTATGGGTCATGCTAGGTACAATAGTTCAAACACTACTATTACTTTTGTACTTAAAACAGCAGATATTCAGTCTACAACAAATACTGCAACTGCAACTGGATCAACTGTTAGTATCTTAGATAATACTTCAGATCTAAATGGACGTAAGTATGTTACTCATCGTATTGAACGTGCTGATGGTTACTCTACTCAGTTTGTTGTCAGAGGTGAGTTTAGTAATGTTAATGCTACTTTAAATCCAACTGGTGACCAATCAGTTATTGCATCTAACAACTACGTTCTAGCATCACTAAGAAACTCTCCTTATGGATTTACTAAGATCTCTCAAACAGATCGTTATAGAGATGGTGCTGAATCAATTAGAAATAACCAAGAATTTATTGCAGAGGAAGCATATGGATATGTTAAATCATATCATGAAAATTCTGCTACTAGATCTAGCAATTTAGTAATAGGACCCACTACATTTAATGCTGTAGCAGATGTAGTTGCTACACCAATTACTGAATGGAGTTTTGGTGCTGGCAAACTTACAGTTAAAGTTAATACTGGACATAATATTCAACCAGGATTTAGAAATCATGTTCACCAATATACTGGTGGTACAGTAACTAATGCAATTACAATTACTGCTGGTAGTGTACAGAAAGATGTAACTACAGCAACTTATGATGCTGTTACAGGTGAATTGGTAATGACCATTGGGTCTCACTCATTCACAACTTCAGATACTGTAACTATTGGTGCTGGTAAATTGGCATTTAAGTGCAGTAAAGATAATTATACAACTAGTCATTCATATCCAAGATCAACTGATCCTGCATATAACACCGCAATCCCAATTACTTCTGTAAGTCCAACAACAATTACAGCAAACGTAGGTGTCTCTGCTGGTGTTGTAATAGCAGGTAGTAGCACATCAGGAATCAATGGTACATGGGCTATTGATGATGTTCTTGATAACAGAACTTTTGTTCTTAATATTGGTATCAATTCTATTGGAAGTGCAACTGGAACAGATGGTACTTTTGAAGATATAAGAAAACCATTTAGAACTCCAAATACTTTCCCATATAATAATAAGCAAGCTGATGCTGCAGATGCACTTGCTGCAAATGCTGAAATGATTGCTGAGGTTGCAGTTAAGAGAATGCTTGCTGCAAACCCATCATATACAGTAACAGGTGGAACACAAAATTGTACTGATGATATTAAAGACTTCCTTGAAAAATCTGTTTATCACAACTTAAAATGGGGTGGTAATGATAGAGTTTATGATGCTGCTAATTACTTCATTACACAAGTAACTACAAGTAATCAAAGTAAGTATGTAGAAGCATTTAACTATGCAAAAGGTTATGCTTCTAAAGTTATACGTAACTTACCAATTCTTAGACATCCTCATAGTACTCATCCTCAACATTATGAGTTAACAACTTTAGATAACGTAGTTAATAATAGTGTTGCTGATGCTGCTAATTTACTTAACAAAAACAATTCATTCATTGCAGCTGAAGCAGTAGAACGTTATATCTCTAGTCTAACTGATGTTCCTATTGACGCAGTATCAGGTAATGATATTACAATCAATGCATTAAACGGTACAACACCTACTAATACAACTGCTCATACCTTCCAAGGAACTTCAACATATCAATTCCAACCAACTGGAGGTTCATATAATCCTATTACTGGATATATGGATTTGACCATTGCAGGTCATCCATTTGTTGATGGTGATAGAGTTAAGTTTGCTCCAGAATCAATTAAGTTTACATGTGCACAAGATAGTGGTGCATCTATCAAATCATATCCTCGTGTTACTGATCCATGGTATAACAAATGGATTGGTGTTCAGGTATTAGATGCTAATCAAATTCGTGTTCAGGTAGGAGTATCTTCTAACATAACTGCACATACATGGTCTAGTGCTATTGCTAATGCAGTTGAAAGAGCAATAGTTTATAATGATGTTGGATTTACACAACACACAGTAACTGGAGCAGCATATGAACCTGCTACAGGTGTATTGACAGTAACCATCAATAATCATGGATTTACTGCTGGAGAAAAAATTCAGATAGCAAATAATTCATTGACCTTTAGATGTGAGATGGATAATCAATTCTCACTACACACATATCCAAGGTCAACAGATCCAGTATCTAATAGTTGGTTAAGTGTAGGTAATGTAACTACAAATACATTCACTGTAAACGTTGGTACTACTTTACCAGTAACTTACACACCTTCAGGTGCAACTTACGATCCTGTTACAGGATTGATGGAATTAACTATTGGTAACCATACAATTACTGCCAACACATCAATCAAACTTGCACAAGGTGCAATAACATTCAAGTGTGATGAGGATAGTCAAGCAACACAACATGCATATCCTCGTGCAACTATTGATACTCATACTGCAACAACTGGTACAACATACAACCCAACAACGGGTATTATGAATATCACCACTACTGCAGCTCATGGAATGAGAAATGGTGATTGGGTTAAGTTTGACAACGATAGCATATCATTCAGTTGTGCATATGGTGGTACACCATCAACTAAGACTTATCCACGTTCTTCTGACTTTATTGCTGGTAAATGGCAAAAAGTAACTGTTGTTGATACTACAAACTTTACAATACAAGTTCTAGAAACTCAACCTTCTACAAATACTGATGCTCATACATTTGTATCTGCAATTGCTAATGGTATCAAACAAAAACGTGACAGATCTTATGATACCGCAGTCACTGTACAATCAGTAACTGGTACTACAATTACTCTTGATGTTGGTAAGTCATCCAATACAACAACACACGTATTTGATTCTGCTCTTAATAACTCAGTTACACAGGGTGGTAACTATGCACATACATTTGCATCTGCTACTACAAACGGTGTTAAGAGGGCAACTGCATCTACTATTAATAATTACATTCCTTCTGCAGGATCTTACAATGCAACTACAGGTGCATTGACATTGACTGTTGGTGCAAATACATTTACTGCTCCAACAACACATACAGCAACTGGTGGTGCATATAATCCTTCAACGGGTATTATGACTGTCACCATTAACAATCATGGATTTAGTGCTGGTGATAAAGTTAAGTTTGATGTTGGTGCTATAAGCTTTAGTTGTACTCATAGTGGTGGTGGAACAACCGCATATCCTCGTTCAACAGATCCAATTGCTAACAAGTGGATTACGATTGCTAATGTAACTACTAATACATTTGATGTATTAGTATTGGATACTATTCCTTCAACCAATACAACACCTCACACTTATCAGAGTGCTGTTGCTGATGCCATTAGTTACGCAACTTCTACAGTCAAAATTTCTAGAGAATCATTACAGTTAAGTTGTACACATGGAGATGGAAGTACTAAGGCATATCCTAGATCAACTGATCCAATCAATGATCCTGGTTTTGCAATTCCTGGTCATAATGATAATTGTAAGGATGATGCTTCTGATGTATTGAGAGCTGTTGCATATAATATTGCTCATGGTGGTAATGATGCAGTTTATGATCATGCAGGTTACTTTGTTGGTACTACTCATGTAGATGGTGAGGAGTTCCAAGCAAGAGCAGTCTTTGAACTTGCAAGTGATATTTCTCAACAAGTTTGTGCTAATGAAACTGTTAACGTAAGAGGTTGGCATGGATTAAATCAAACAAAAGATTTAACAATTACTGTAGATCCTGGTGGATGTGCTGCAGTTAAATCATCTATTGATACTTTATTCTCTATAGTTGAAGTAGCAATTGGAACTGATAGTCTTGCACATGCAACAGATACAGCTGCAACTAATCCGACATGTGCTAACGTAGTTTCTGCAATTGATACTCTATTCACTATAGTAACTACTGCATTAGGTACTGATGGTTCATATGGAAACTTAAATTCTGTAACAAGAACAGTATCTGCAGGAGATCAACAATGTCTTGATGATATTCTTCATATCGTTAGAGCATTCCAGTATGACTTACGTTATGGTGGTAACTCTAAGATTGTAGAAGCTGCAAACTTATACATCTCTAGTGGTGCTATAGCACACGTTACTGAAGAAGTAGATTATACTCGTGCAATATTTGCTTACGCTAAAGAACTTTGCATTAAAGCAATTAGAAATGATTTAGAACCAGGTTTCTTCTCACAGATTACTCCTATTTCTAATGGTTCTATTACAGTAGACCCATCTGCACCTGAGTGTGCTAATGTTGTATCTGCATTAACTACAAACTGGGGTATATTAGATAACGTTCTTTCTAGTGCATCTCTATACAGTGGAACTGTAACGAATCCTGATCCTCTTATTGTAGAACAGGATGCATCCAAGTATACCTTCCCACTATTAAATGCTTTCTTAGATTTGCCCGTTATTGAGGCATCACCTTACATCCAGAACTCCTCCCTAATCTCCTTCTTGGGTGGATCTGGTTGTGACATTGACGGT